ACCTCATCCCAATGCTGCTCTGTCAAAAAAACGATGTCATCCAAATGATCCGTTGCTTTGACAACTTTAATCACATTAACCACCAAGCAGCGTGTTCTTTTTGCCCAGCCCAAGCTGCGACACATCAACACCACTGGTTCCAGTCAACATAGTCGATGATGGTCCAGCTTTACCTGCCTGCTCTGCCGCCGACAAGATTGCACCAGAGTCTGGCTTTTTAGTCATTGACTTGTTGGTTGCCTCTTCCTGCAACTTAGCTTGCGACTTGGCTTGTGTTTGAGCTTGCTGATTAGCTGCGGCTTGTTGAGCAAGAGCATCTTTCTGCGCAGCTGCGGCACGCTCGCCAGAATAAATTGAATAAGCAGTTCCAACTGTGATTGCTACTGCGGCTGTGATAATTGCTGACATTGCTGATCCTCCGATTGATTAAACTGCAACTGGTCTCTACGGGTTTGAAGCAAATCACTTTCGCTCGTGAATTGATTCTCAGCCTCTTCAACCGTTGTTGCGTCGGTTTTAAAAACAGTCGTCCAGTATGTGTCTTGATGCGTCACGCCAACCCGCTTGAATCCTTTGGTTGCCGGGAACACATGCCACCCACTAAACCTTTTCGGTCCTTCATCAGTAACCATGGTTATGTCGCCATTCATTATTCCAATGTTGTCGACATCAAGCATGGCACCAGTACAAACCAAACCAGCCGGGATCATGATTGTGCGAGCACACATGCCAGCATGCAGCACATGTGATGTTTCAATCTTGACCTGCGGGAACTGCATTACAAACTTTTCAAACTCACGCACAGATTCAGCATCAGGCATCTGCGATGCAATAACTGTGAGCTCATGTTCAACATCTGTGACCTGAGTATTCATATCGTCAATCTATTTCCACAAGTTAGCAATACGGGCACCTTACAGTTTGGCGTATGGATCATATTCGCCAGCCTGTCTGCGACCGATAATACCTGCAATCGTTGCACGCTTTGGTGTATCCATCAATGCAAGCACATAAGCCGATGCGTAATCCGGTGACCGACCGATCTTGTCGATGATCTCTTCTCGAGACGCAACTGCAATCGTGCTGCCTATCAACTTCCAAGTTGGAGCACACAAGTCAGACAGCAGCTGCGAATCAGGAGGCAGGGCAATGCCAGTGTTGTTGGTTGGATCAAGCGCCTCACGCATGCGCCAGTACAGCTCTGACCTTTGGTTACGGAACTTCAGCCTGCCTGATCGATCCATACCTGTTGCGCTTTCTGCCACATTGACACCGACGACCTGCTGGTTTGCCTCATTCAGGAAGTCATAGGGCGAGCTACCAATACCAATGATGTCAATATGCATGACTGCTTGGTCACGCTGTGCAGCAATAGCCAAGCCTGCGACTGTTGGACCATCAGGCGTTGCGCTGCCCGGGTAAACCAAGGGCTTGTCAAACCACATGCCATGACGGCGAGCAATGACTGTCTGGTCTTTGCCTGCTCGAGCCACATCGATGCCAAGTGAGTCCATGGGTGCCAGCTTGTCAGGAAGCTTCCAGCGAGCCTGCGCAGCCTCAACCCATGCCGTAGGTATAACTTGCCACGGATCGTCCTCCATGCCTGCGCTAAAGTCGCCGTGCAACATCTGTGAACGCAATGGTTCCGGTAAAGCTTGGAGTTGTGCCATATAGCCTGTTCCCATCAAGTAAGGGTTATCACTTATTTTCGATGGCACGAATGTCCTAGATAGGGGCGTGATTGTTTCCCCGTTGTGCTCGAACTGATCGCCGCTTACAACCTCGGTATCAGAGCCATCAATCGTTGCAAACCATCTGATCTCGCCCGGCTTGGCTGGGTTTGGGTGTTTCTTGTCCAGCCATGGACCAAAGAACTGTGTGATCCACCTGCCTTCAGCTGTGGTTGGCGGGTTGAATGTCATCAATGCTTGGCAGCGTTGACCGGGTGTAGTTGTACGCAGCCAGCCCAGCAAGAATCGAACTTGGTTCTCTCGCATGTTTGCAGCCTCATCAAATACCAGCAAATCATGCGGTCGCCCTTGGTATTTCTTTTCGTCTCCCGGGTTTGGGAATGATCCGAACTCCAGCTGCAATGGCACGCCATCGATGCGACGCAAGCGCCAGATATTGTTTTGCCCGTTGTACCCGTTGCGGTTTCCGATCAGCTCTGTAAATCGATCAACCACGCCAGTCAGCTCGGTGCCGTTAAGCCGGAAGATGCCGACCTTCCGGTGCTGTGTCAGGCTCTTGCCACAAGCAAGGTCTGTCTTGCCTCCACCAGCTGCGCCACCATACCCAATGATGTCAGCCTCGGAGTTGTATGCCATCAGCTGCGGACCGGGCAGCGGTCGCCATATGGTTTTGTCAGTGGTCAACAGAGTATCGAGCTCTGCCATCTCTTCGGGCGTTAGGTAAGCAAGGAGCGTCGGATCAAATTCATCAGCTCTCATCACTCACCTTGCGACTACTAGCAGCAGCAAGCAGCGCCTTGATCTTGGCGGCACGCTCGGTGTCGTCAATCTGAATTGGACCACCATCAGCCCCGGTAACTTCTGTTGATGTTTTGTCACCGTACTTTTTCGGGTTCCATTTTGCCAACAGCTTTAAGCGCAGCTCAACTTGATTCTTTTTCCACTGCACGAAGGCGCTGTCATAGCGCACGCCTGAGTCAGAAACGATTCTCTCGGGCTCTGTATCAATGATCTGGAGCGTGTCTTCAGCAATAGCGTCATGACCCATCTCCCGTGCGCATGCGATGCGTGTAGCAAAGTCCTTGTCTTTCTCGATCCAAAGGTACACAGTACGCCAGTTTGGCTTGCCCTCTTGCCTGCAATAATCACGCAAAGTTTTACCCGTTGAGATCCATTCAACAATCTCATCAGCCATGCCATCAGGCACTGGTTCAGGTGGTCGACCCATCTTCGCTGGAGTTTTTACATTCCACTTTTTTCCAGCGCTCGATGGTTTGGGCTCGTCTTTCATATCTGCATATCTTGGCAACTGCGCCTTTAGAGAGACCGACTATTCTGGCGATGTCGGTATATCGCATTCCTTCCTCTTCACGCATGTCCCTGATTTTATCAATTTCATCGTTGGACAGCTTTGCGTTGGGGTGGTCTTGCCCTATCCTAAAGCCGGACTCGTTAACAGCTACAAGCATCGTTTGCTTTTTGACAGTCATTACACCACGCTGCCCCCTAGTACTTAGGCGGCTTGGGCGGTTTTTTGCCTTTAGTTCCCATAGCAATTCTCCGTTAGGTTATAGATACGAAGAATTATGAATCAATTGTTGTGAATCACGCAACAATTATTTAGCAGCATGGACCAGCGTCATTACCCGGCGCAGCTCGTTCATATGTTCAGCTGGTCTGGTCCGATCACGATCCGCCAGCATTTTCCTGCGATCAAACAGTTTTAGGGTAAGCAGGTGCCTTGCCTCACATTCCATGCGCCAGCGCTCACAGTATCCACAGACCTGCTCCCCAGTGATAAGCCTTTTTAAATCTTCACCGTGATCTACTCGCTTGCAGTTGTTGCATAGGTGTGCTGCTGATGTCATTGCTTATTGGTCCCATGAATCAAAAACAACACCATGATTGTGATGGTGGCAATAGCGCCAAACATCATCAAACCAAACAAAGCAAAAACAGAAACAATTATTTCCCACATTTTCTTTTTTCCTCAAGTATTCGTTGTGCCGTGCTGACTCCCATGCGCTTGATGACTTCACGCTCAAGCAATTTATAAAACAGATTATTTTTATATTCCATTTTTTTTAAGCTCCTTACATGGCACACGAAACACATGTGGCGGGTGGTAACCATCAATCCTTACTTCGCAAAGCGTTTGCTCTCGGAGTATTTCATCTCGCTCATCAAAGTATCCAGCAACACCATAAGCAAGAATTATCAAACACAAAACACCCATTACTTTTAATATTTCCAGCATCTTTGCCTGCCTTTCTTTTTTCAAAATAAGATCTGCAATTTGTCTTTTTCTCCAGCCACTCATCTCACATACTCCAATCGAATCGTTCTAAAAACTTTCCCATCACTCCAGCGCTGATCGTGCTCGATGTCGTATAGCCCCATGACATGTTCAGCCTCTGCAAACTTGACCATCTTGTTTCGTATGCAAAAAGCATATACCAGCGGCGCTTTGTTTGTCGAGTAAGCATTGATCAGCTCCGGCAGCAAAAGCCTTTCGTTTTCTTTAATGTTTGGCGTGCCCTTCACATTCACTACAAACATTTTTTCTTCCCGTTGAATTACATAGTCCGGCATATTTCGAAGGACAGCATTCAGGTTATAGAACGCTGATACATTCGCAAATTTCTCGTCAAAGCCTAGACGGGTACAGTCCCAGCCATGTCGATTACACCAAGCCATAAACAACTCTTCACCAATGTTTACATTCACGCCCTGCCTTTGGTCATAGGTTTGCTGGGCGTTGCCATAGTCGCTCATCTTGGTGCCCTCAACATTTCACGAATCTTTGCCAGCGCCTCGTCCCGTCGTTTGATATTGGCAGCAAGCTCTTCAGCTGTGAATTGCTTTTCAATCTTCAAGACTTTAGGCTCAACCCATGATTGACGCAGGATCTCCATGAACTGTGGCAATGTTGGTGGATCAAGCGGCAGGTTTTCCAAGGCACGCTTGATGGTCTCCGGGTGGTCCTTGTAGCCACCAAGCTTTTCAGCCCAGTGGTTCATGGCGTTCATGACTCCAGCATCAGAGCCGTCAGATAAAATCTGCCCCGTCTTCCACATGTTTAGAAACCTCGTCCCGTAGTGTCCCTGCATCGTCGTGAATATCCGCTGCACCCAACTGCTGGGTAGCCGACGAGGCTCCTGTGATGTCGATAATTCTTGGTCGTTGTTCATTGAGTTTCCTTTCGTCTCCAAACATGGTTCGTGATGCAGCAAGAATCGATGCTGCGTGTGGTGTCATCTTCTTTTCAGAATCAGTCTTAATCCAATCTGCTTTAAAGCCAGTCCAGCCTCGAGCGCAGATCTCCTGCAAAGCAGCATCCAAAGAGATGTTTGCTTTTTTTGCTTCAGCTGCTATTCCACGAATTGCTGTATCCGTGATGGCAGCTTTCTTTTGTTTTCTCTGCTTTACAAAGTCTTCCCATGTTTCATGTGAAACACCAGCAGGGCATTGCAAAGCTTTCTCTTTTATCTTTGTTTCTTGTTTTATGGTTATTGGTTCTTGTTTATTGTTTAGTTGAACGCCCGTTGAACGGTTGTTAAATCTCTTGGCAGCAGACGCAAGACCCGCTCTGGATGCAGCTTCCAGCTTTCCGTGGTACTTCGCAATCTCTTGATCAGCCCGGAAATTGACCCATCCTTTGCCGTCAACGAGCTCAAAGAATTCCTCAAGTACAAGCTTAACTTCATCCTCGTTGCCCCGCATGTTGATAGCCCGTGCAACGACCGTTAAACCGCTGTTCAACGGCTGTTCATGAAGATAGTAAAGATCAAGCAGCCGACGATAGGCAAGGTCTTCTAATGGGGTTAGATGCCGGGTGTGGCTGGCGTAGTCGCCAATGTTGAATGAGTAGTAGTGCATCAGGCACCTGCCTGTTCAAGCAGCTGTTTGACTTTCTTCGTTGCCTCTTCCCGAGCTTTCTTTGTACACGAAACGCAGGCTGCGTTGATCACATACTTCTCGGTTTCTCCGCAAGCTTTACAGGGCTTACCTGTGTACTTGCGCTCCCCATTTCGGGCAGCATTAATCCGTGGTGACGACACTAAAATTCTCCTGTTTTGGTTAAGGTCACATCACTGTAAACCCAAACCAAACAGAGTGTCAAGCATCTTTAGAAAAAAAACAATTACCGCTAAATCGTTTGTAAAGTAATTCGATTAAAACGGTATGTCGTCGTCCATTTCAGCAAGACCGCCGGGGCTTGTAGCAGCTGGAGCTGGCGCTCTTTGTGGCTGTGGTGCTCCGCCTTCACGATCCTTTGGCGGGAACAATGAAACCAGAATTGATTCGCTTGTTGCGCCCTTGCCACTGAGATCTGGCACGCCTGCTGGGTTAAACCACTTTGCCATCATGATAAATTTGCTGCCGTCATCAGACTGCATGACTGCGCCGATGTTTTGCCAGCGCCCTTTGAGAGCGCCCGTGCTGTCT